GGCAAGCCAAACCAGTTTGTGGACAAAGTATTTAAGGGGGCGACGGGTGAAGTGGGTAAAGCACGATACTGATGCACATAGGGACGCAAAGCTGCGGAAGCTGATGCTGGACTATGGCATGGAGGGATATGGGCTGTACTGGTACTGCATTGAGCTAATAGCTGGTGACGTTAGCGCAGACAAGTATACCTTTGAGCTAGAGCATGACGCGCAGATAATCAGTCATGACACCGGGATCTCAATCACCAAGGTAAACGAGATCATGGCGAGGATGGTTGACTTACAACTCTTCGAAAGTGACTTAGGTGTAATTACATGCCTTAAAATTGCCAAAAGGCTAGACTCATCAATGACAAGCAACCCTGATATGCGTAAGCTAATCAGTAGGTTGCGGGACTTTGGTGAAGAAGACTCTACCAAAAGTCATGACCCTATCATGATGGAGTCATGCAAGAATAGATTAGATAAGAATAGAATAGAAAAGAAAGGGGCCAAATCTAGTCGATTTGTCCCGCCGTCAGTGGAGGAAGTTGAAGAGAAATGCAAGGCTAATGGATACCTGTTTGTAGACCCAGAGAGGTTCGTTAATTTCTATGCGTCGAAGGATTGGTATGTCGGGAAGAACAAGATGGTCAGTTGGCCTCATGCTCTAGGCAACTGGAATGCCAGCGAGAAGAAGCGTCAGCGAGGCAAAGCAAATTCGGAGTACATGGTATGAATAGAATCCCACGGAGGGAGGTTGAGGACTTTACGGACAAGGACTTGCAGGAGATTTACGCGCAGGTCGAGGAGCTTGACGTTGTTGGCATTGACGCATTCAAGGACGACTTCCTTGATAGCATTAGCGTCAAGACAGAATCCTATGGTACGCCATTACCTTGGCCCAACACTGACGACAAATTGCGACTCCGCGATGGCGAGGTTTCCGTTTGGGCTGGCATCAATGGGCATAAGAAAACGACACTGCTTAGTCAGATCCTAGTTCATGCAGCACAGCACCACCCGGTGGGCTTGGCTTCGTTTGAGATGCGCCTACAAGACACCGCAAAGATGATGTGCAAGCAGGCTGCGGCGGTTGACGTTGTTGCCCGGGAGTTCGCAGAGGACTTTATTGAGTGGAGCCGGGGCAGGATCTGGTGGTATCGGGCTTTAGGTTCTGTGACGCCACTACAGGCGCTGGGTTGCGTTTCGGCAATGGCGAAGCGTGGGGTAAAGCTGGTGGCACTGGATAATCTGCAATTCATGGGGGTGACAGATGACTCCGAGAGGGAGAGGCTGTTTTTTAATCAGTTAATTTCTTTGGCTGAGGCTCTGAAGATCCACATTGCTGTTGTCCACCATGTGAGAAAGCCGCAACAGGGCGGTGATGAGTATGTGCCAACCCGCTTTGACGTTAGGGGTGGCAGCACTATCACCGATCAGGCGCATCTGCTGTGCATTACATGGCACAACAAGATCAGGGCTACAGCAAAGCGTAAGATGGAAGACGGCTTTTCTCTGACCGAAAAAGAGGCTCTGCAAATTGCGGAGGGGGTTGACCAGCGGCTTATCGTGGCGAAGCAGCGACACCATAACTGGGAGGGAACGCTGGCGTTATTTGAGGGGCCGGGGCAGACCTTCAAAAGATCGGAGGGGGCGAACAACATCAGGGTTGATATACCAAGGAGGCAAAGATGAAGTGGGAGTCTGAACAAGTTGGCGGCAGTCACTACAAGACAATGAAGATTCAGCCGCTGGAGTACGCGCTAGAAAATGGTCTAGGCGTATGTGAACACGCGGTGGTCAAGTATGTGTCCCGGTGGAAGACAAAGGGCGGCATACAGGATCTTGAGAAGGCGCGGCACTACATCGACATTTTGATTGAGAGGGAGATTGCCGGTGGACAACGAAGATAAGGAGTTTTGGTGCAAGGCCGGACTTGCGGCGGAGGGGGAGTTTTTAGTTTCGAGCGGGATTAAGGGGTGGGGCTTGTGTTTTAACCCACTCAAAAGCGATGACCCATACACGCACGATTATTTTGGGATGTGCCAGATAGACATCAAGACAATCAAAACTCAATGGCGAGATTTCCGTAGATATGGAAAGCTGTACCCGAATATCCTGATACTTTGCAACGTGACATGGCAAAACAGCGTTTACTTATTGACGATAGACAGAGCGAGAAGGCTAGTTATGGAGGGGAAGGCAAAAATGCACAGCTACCAAAACAGGGTCAATGACACCAAGGGAAACGCCAAGGACTCTTACATTTTTGATACCGCAGATTTGGACAGGCTCAATGTCTGAGTTTTGGCTGGTTAAAGACAAGGCGCAGTTGCGCCAGCGCATCGAGTTCTTTCAGAAGTATCTGGAGAGCGAATGGAATTGGGAGTATCCCGTTGAGTGGAAGGTCAAGCGGTATAGCCCAAAAAGATCCTTATCTCAAAACGCGCTGTTTCATGTTTGGTGTCGGGAGATGTCTGACCACTTCAAGGAAAGGGGTGCAGATATCACTGAAGAAAGAATGAAAGAACTGATAAAATACAAGATATTAGGAACGGAGGACAGGAAGATAAACAACACCGTCATCCCGGGGCAGGTGCGGGAGACGAGCGGATTAGATCGTGGGGAGATGATGGATTTCATGGACAAGGTAAACGAGTGGGCTATGGATCATGGCTTATTTTTATCTTGTCCCCAAGATTCGGAGTACATGAAACTTAAAGGGGGGTAGAGTGGATCATCCGCTGCTGGAATTTTGTACAACAGAAAAACAAAAACAGATAATTGATCTCATCGAGGTGCAGGGTCTTTCTTATAGAGAGGTCGCCAATTTACTCAAGGTTAGCCGGGGGACTGTCGGTGACCACTTGAGGCTGGTCAGGGATAAGGCTGCGCGCAGGGGATACAGCCCGGATCATGGATGGAATCATCCGGTTCCTGATGGGCATAAGATCAAAGGTGTATCTACGTTCTACGATGAACAAGGCAACCCTGTCCGCCAGTGGGTCAAATCTCAGACCGACGAGAAAAGACAGTTTGAGATATTGGTTGAGCGGATTGAGTCTGCACAAGAAGGCTTGACTAGGTTCAAGCCAGTAGCAGCACCGAAAAATGCGGACGAAGATTTGTTGACGCTTTTAACGATCACTGATTTCCATTTGGGCATGTATGCCTATGAAGCGGAAACGGGCGACGATTGGGATGTCCACATTGCCCGGGATGTTTTCCTCAACTCAATAAACGACATGATTAAGGCAGCGCCCAAGTCAGGGACAGGGATTTTGTGCCAGCTAGGTGATTTCCTGCACTGGGATGGCATCTTGAATGTGACGCCTCAATCCGGTCATATCCTAGATGCCGACACTCGTTACGGCAAACTGGTTGAGCTTGCGATGTCGGTCATGACTGAGGCAGTGACGATGATGCTGCGGCGATTCGATAAAGTAATCGTCGTTTCAGCGGAAGGCAATCATGATATTTCTGGAAGCATCTGGCTACGGAAGCACATAAAGCACTTGTTTGCGGATGAAGACAGGTTGCAAGTGATTGATAATGACTTCCCCTACTACGCTTATCTTCATGGCAAAACGATGCTGGGGTTTCATCATGGTCATAAGGTGAAGCTGGCCCTGTTGCACAAGCTATTTGCTAGCGAGCCACGATTCCGCGAGATGTGGGGAGCCAGCACACATTGCTACATACACTCTGGACACTATCACCATGAAAGGGTTGTTGAGGATGGTGGCGCAATCGCAGAGCAGCATCCCACACTTGCGGGCCGGGACGCATACGCAGCGAGAGGCGGCTGGGTTTCTCAGAGAGGAGCGAAGGTTATTACATACCATAAGACTGACGGGGAGATCGCCAGAATAACAGTGAGGCCGCGCATATGATTCCAGTAATAAAAATGCCAATGGGCAATGGGGATATTGCGATACTGACCTCCACCATCAGCGCAGCCATGCCAAACCGATCCGACTCATCGTTGACAGATGTTTACACTGACACCTTTACGGAAGGCATAACGGTTGATGTGCCATTGAGCGACTTCATTAAGGTCTGGCTGACCTGTTTGTGCTGCGAGCTAGAGGAGCTAGAGGGCGAGCTGGAGTACATAGTTGACCACAGCACGGAGCTTCACTGATGGTGACCAAGAGGGACGCTGCCGATATCTGGTTCAGCAAGGCGGTTAGGGCGAGGGACGGTAAGTGCCTGCATACTGGCAGAACTGACGCATTAGAGTGCGCCCACATTTACGGACGCCGGGCTAAGATATTGAGATGGTCACTTGATAATGCAGTCACGCTAACTCATAGCAGCCACCGCTATTTCACTGAGAACCCGGTAGCTTTCCATGATTGGCTAGAGCAAACGCTGGGCGAGGGACACATGGAGATATTGAGGGAGAAAGCCCGGGGACACATGAAGACCAATGATGCGCTTAGGAAGGAAATAGCCAAGCACTACAGGGAAGAACTCAAGAAATTAGAGGCAGATCCCGACTACAAATTAGTGTCATTCAATTAGCAAAAAGGGGTGTGCAAGCACACATATTAGTGTACTATCTGTCTTGTGGTATCAATTAACCAATACCTCGGAGGGTATGGATATGAAATACGGATCAGTATGCTCTGGGATAGAGGCGGCTACGATGGCGTGGCACCATCTGGGCTGGAAGCCAGCATTCTTTTCTGACA